ATACAATACAGTCTATAGCAGACACATTGGATGCCTCCTACTCTAAGGTGCAACGTACCATTAGTAATTCACCACTCTGGCAGGATTAACCTAGTGAATAATTTTGACACCCTTAAATAAAAATGCTACCCTCTATTCTAAATAAAGAGACAGCAGTAAAATAAATAATTTAAAACCAAAGAGAAAACAAGATGACTACATCTAACATTATATATCTAAACGACAATAAAGCAAATGTTGTACCCCTTAGTACCTTAGTTAACTCTCACCCATTAGATCTACTTGATCCACCTGAGATTGTTAACACTGTTGTTGAGTCCAGACCTATGTACTACACAAGTCAAGAAGGTATGACTCTACTCGACACTACACGTAGAGGGTTACATGTAAAGGGTGAAGATGAGTTACCTATGTATGTTGTTAAACCAAGCTACAAGTTTGAAGGTGCTCAGTACGAGGACATCTACAAGGCTATGGTTAATATATGTAAGGCTTCAGGTATCAACTGTGCTGGTGCAAAGGTTAACTCAATGATGTCACCTGATGGTGCAATGGGTACTATGACACTGACTTTACCTGAGTATACCATAGAGACTGCCAAGGGTGATGAGAGTGTATTCCAAATCAATGGGCGTACCTCATTCAATGGTACGTGGAGTGTTGTATTACAGATAGGTGCTGTGCGTATGGTATGTACCAATGGTCAAGTCTTTGTAGATAACTTCAGTATGTACAAGTCGAAGCATACTCTTACCATGTCAACTGAACATGCACAGCGTAAGTTGGCTGCTGCATTGAACAGCTATCAGCATGAGGCAGAGCGTTGGAAGGAGTGGACTAAGAATAGTATCACTAATCGTGAAGCCTTCAATGTATTTGCAATGGCTGCTAAATGTAAGTTTGCATTAGCCAAGCCTAGCATGTCAGTGTTTGAACTCATGTTAGAGCCTGAGGTGTACCGTAACAGGGCGTTGCAGTACATGTGGAACCAATACACCACTGACGATCAAAAGACTCTAGGATCGACGCACTGGGCTGCTTACAATGCAATGACACACTGGAGCACACATGCACCTGCTGCTAAGAAGACAGCGGAAGGTAGCATCCTAGCAATCAAAGCCAAGCGTGAAGACTCACTACGTCTAGCTGCTGGCGCACTACTAGCGGTAGCTTAATCATGCAGAATCTAATTGATGTGTCTAATCATGTACTAAAATATTCACAGGTCTACCTAATGGATGAACCTGCTGGTGAGAGTGTACAAGAAGAGGCACTTCAATTACTTCTCAAGCATGGGCAGTACGTGCTATCATTCCTTGAGATATACTTGGAAGTATGTAAAGAAGAATTAAACAACGAACACTACGGGAGTTTAAGATGAGTGCCATAGATCCAGATGAGTGGAGAGGTGAGTTTGATGCAGAGATTGATGATTGGTGGGCGCAGCTATGGGCATTACGCATCAGTGCTGTTGTGCCACTAGGATCAACTAAAAATAAATTCATTTCATTTGTCCACGATAGATGCGGTGAAGCAGGAAGCAGACGGATAGATGATAGTGATCTATCTAATTTGTTTAGTGATTTCTTAGATGGTCTAGTCGAAGGGAGTATCGAATGACTAAGTTTCAATTCAGCGAAGATCAATACTCGAAGTTCAATGCATCTTCATACATGAGTATCTTATATAAAAACAAGTGTGCAATGACAGGACTATTCTTGGATCACTATGGCGTAGATGAACACGCCGTAGAATTCTCAGAAGGAATTGATATTGACATACAAAAAGATGTGTACATTCCTTTCCTAAAGGAGTACTATGAGCAAACTTTAAACAACAACGGAGATAAAGTATGAACCCACCTAACATTATAGAAGGGCAGGTCTACTTCCCACACCTAGTAGTACCCAACCTTGACTACAACAAAGTCAAGTCTTGGTATGAGTTGCAACTTGCCGTATCTGATGATGTGTTTGAGATGTTTAAGGAGGCAGGATTCTCAGAGGCTTTCTTGTATGAAGCAGGTAAGAAAAACTTTACACCTGACCCTGTGATTAAGTTCGCAACATGGGCGCATAACAATGATGGATCTACTATTGCTCCACCTATCGTGGTAGACAAGGATAAGCAGCCGTCTGATGCATCCATAGGTAATGGCTCCACCATTGCAGTACAGTGGGCAAGAAAAGAGTATGGTCAAATGACCAAGATCATACGCCCTCAGTTACAGGCTGTACAAATCCTCAATCTAATTGAGAGAGGCGAAGCAGCAACACCTACTAGCGTAGAATCACTAGCATTTTAAAGGAGATAGTATGAGCGAAGAAGGGAATGGCTGGACATACACAGCAGATGACAAGGTTTACTTAGTAAATAAGTTTACTGATGAAGGACAGGTAGCTTTCAAACTAATAGTAGAAACTAACACAGAGTTAGACGCTGCCCGTAAGAAGACTATGCAGTTAGAGATGGCAGTACGTGGCTTCAATGCTGTGATTAGTGGTCAGCTAACTGATGATATGATTAATGAAGAAGTAGAAAACACACCAGAGGAGTAAGTTAATTGAGTTTTGTGAAGCTCCATCAGCCGTGTCCAGAATGTGGGAGTCGGGATGCACTATCAGTCAACGATGACGGTAGTGCGTTCTGCTTCTCCTGCAACGACAGGTTTAGCAGTAGAAAATACGAAGCATTGACGGGTCACACACCAACAGGAGATAGTAATATCAACTTAATTACAAGCGAACCAATCACCTTTGCAGAAGAGGGTGAGTTCATGGCGTTACGAGACAGAGGTATATCAGAGGCGACAGCCAAGAAGTATGGTGTACGTTGCATCATCGGGCCTGATGGCTCTATTCAGAAGCACCTCTACCCGTATCTAAAAGATAAAGAAATTGTAGCTTATAAGGAAAGAATACTTGGAGCTACTGGCAAGGAAAACTTCTTTACTAGAGGAGCAATAAAGGAGTCAGGTCTATTTGGCGAACACCTCTTTCAGGAGGGTGGGAAGTACATCACCTTAGTAGAGGGAGAGTGTGATGCTATGGCTGCATACGAACTACTAGGTTCTAAGTGGCCTGTAGTTAGTATAAGATCAGGAGCTAATGGTGCAGAGCGTGATGTGAAAGCCTCACTTGAGTACCTTGAAAGCTTTGATACAGTCATCATTAACTTTGATGAAGACAAGGCAGGGAGGGAGTCAGCAAGGCGTGTAGCTAGTCTACTCAAGCCAAGCAAGGCTAAGGTAATGACACTGCCTGAAGGCTATAAAGATGCCAACGAAATGCTCATCAAGCAAGAGCATAGAAACTATGTGCAAGCTTTCTGGGCAGCTAAAACTTATACACCATCTGGTGTTCTTAGTGTTACTGAAAACCGTGACAAGTATAAGAACAGAGAGAAGGTTAAGTCTTATCCTTATCCTTGGGAAGGATTGAATGTGAAGCTGGAAGGCTTACGTCCCGGCGAGTTGATTACTTTAACTGGTGGCACAGGACTAGGTAAGACTAGTGTTACAAGAGAGCTGGAGCACTGGTTAGTTAAAACAACAAATGATAACGTAGGTATAATCTCACTAGAAGAAACCTTCAACAGAACTGTAGATGGTATACTATCTATTGAGGCTAATGCTAAACTACACATTGAAAGGATCAGAGATCAGTACACAGAAGAGGAGTTAGATAAACTCTTTGATGTTATGTACGATGGTGAGAACAACAATCGTGTATGGATACATGCTCACTTTGGTGCGAATGAGATTGACGCTATCTTTAGTAAGCTACGGTTCATGATTGTAGGTTGCAACTGCAAGTGGATAGTCATTGATCACCTTCACATGTTAGTGTCTACTACGGCGGATGGAGATGAGCGGCGTGCTATTGATGCCATCATGCACCGCCTTAGGACTCTCGTAGAAGAGACGGGAGCAGGTATAATACTTGTGTCTCACCTTCGTAGGGTAGACGGTAACAAAGGGCATGAGAACGGTATAGAGACAAGCTTGTCACACCTAAGAGGGAGTCAATCTATTGCTCAGTTATCTGACTGTGTTATATCACTTGAAAGAAATCAGCAAGCAGATGATCCACTTGAAGCCGCAACAACTAAGGTTCGCATACTGAAGAGTAGGTACACTGGTGATGTTGGTCTTGCTACATCTCTTTTGTTTGATGATGAGACAGGTCGGTTATCTGAAGTAGCTACCGATGATCTTACTAACTCAGCAGCAGACAACAATGAAATTTCATTGGGGTTTAAGTAATGAGATTAGTATTCGATATAGAAACTGATGACCTTGCTGCAACCAAGATATGGTGCATCGTTGCTAAGGACATAGACAGTGAACAAATCTATACCTACGGGCCTAGTCAGATAGATGAAGGATGTGAATTACTTTCAGATGCTGACGAGCTTATTGGTCACAACATCATAGGCTTTGACATCCCTGTAATAAAAGACTTGACAAGGTTCAAGACGTTGGGAGAAGGACAGAAGATAGTAGATACACTAGTACTCTCTCGACTGTTTGATCCTGTACGTGAAGCTGGTCACGGCCTAAAGTCTTGGGGCTACAAGCTAGGCTCTAGTAAGATAGACTTCAAGGACTTTACAGGTGGCTTCTCACCTGAGATGCTAGACTATTGTATACAAGATGTAGAGCTTAACCTAAAGGTGTACCATGCATTACGTGAAGAGTCTCGTGGCTTTAGTAAAGAGTCATTAGAGATTGAACATGCGGTAGCTTTGATACTAAAGGAGCAAGAGAAACATGGATTTATGTACGCTACAATGGAGGCTGATCTACTCCTCGCTGACCTACGCACGGTTGTCGCTAAGACAGAGGCAAAAGTTAAACGTGTCTTTAAACCAAAAGTAACTAAGATAAAGTTGTACCCACGACACACAGCAACAGGCAAGCTAAGTAAGATGGCAGACTCCTGCGCTCTTGGTAGTGGTACTGGTGTGAGGATGACTAAGCCAGAGTATGACTTAATGACCCTCAAGATTGAGAAGGCAGCAGGTGAGTTGAGTGTATGTGCTCCTGTAATACGCAGCAGATCTAAGGACTTCAACTTAGCATCAAGGCAGCAGGTTGGTGAG